GTAATCTTCAAGAACTTCTTGACACTGGTAAAGCTATTAAAGCTGCAGGTAATCCTTACAAGTTTATTACTGTTGATACAGTTACTGCTTTAGAAGATATGATTATGCCACTGGCAATCAAACTCTATAGACAGACTTCAATGGGTAAGAACTATGATGGAGATAATGTAACTACATTACCAAACGGTGCTGGATATTTATATATCCGTCAAGCATTTTTTCAGGTTTTAGATTTTATTGATACCTTAGCTCCCACTGTTATTCTATCTGGTCATATCAAAGACAAGGTCGTAGATGACAAAGGTGAGATGGTTATGTCTGCAAACATTGATTTGACAGGTAAAATCAAGTCTTTAATCTGTGCCAATGCGGATGCAATTGGTTATATGTACCGAAAAGGTAACAAAACTATTTTGTCGTTTAAGACAAATGAGGAAGTTACTTGTGGTGCAAGACCAGAGCACTTACGTAATGAAGAGATAGTAATTACAGAGATGATTGATGGGGAATTAAAAACCTCATGGGACAAAGTATTCATTTAATAATAAACAATAAAAAAGAAAAGTATGGCTTTAAGTACAGAAGATCTTGGCACTGGTGGATCCGGGATGCCAAAAACAATTGCTCCAGGTAATCATGTTTTAAAAATCAACAGTGTTGAACTGGAAGAGTTTAAGTTTATCACAGGTGCATATCATTTGATCATGCATGTTGAAACAGAACCTATTGAAGGTTTTGAAGGTTTTGCATTAGATAAAGACAATCCTGAAAAGGGTCATTATGCTGGACAAATTGGTAGAATTAAAGCTTCTCAATATGCATTTGCAGATGGTGAAACAAAGTCTGGTATCAAAATCCAAAGAGATAGATCAATCTTGATCTTCTTACAGAATTTATGTAAGACATTGGGAATCAATGACTGGATGGTTGATCAGAACAATAAGCATGATACAATTGAAGAGTTTGTTAAAGCCTTTAATGAAACAGCACCATATCAAGGAAAATTCTTGGAGTTCTGTGTTGCCGGTAAAGAATATGTTGGTAAAACAGGTTATACAAACTATGACATGTGGTTGCCAAAATCTGAAAATGGTAAGTATGCATTTGGTGAAGTTGAAGAAGGAAAAGTTCTTCGTTATGATGAAACCAAGCATCTTAAAAAATTAGAAGTCAAAGAAGTTTCTAACTTTGGAGATGATGAGGATCTTTCTATATCCTCAAAACCATCTACTGATTTCTCTCTAGACTAATATAGTTAGGGGGAGTCGTACTAGTTCCCCCTAATTTTTAAAACTTAGAGTATGATTTCTACCACAACTATTATTTCTGATTTAAACGATGTACCTAGAGAATGGGTATTTGAACACTACCTTAAACTTACTGAAAGACTCTGTGGTCAGAGTTTGAAACTCAAATCTGTTTTTAGCAGTAAAGATAAAGTTCCTTCTATGTGTGTGTACACTGATGGTAGGGGTAATTATCGGTTTAAGGATTTTTCTTCTGGATATGGTGGTGATGGGTTAAACCTTGTAATGCATCTTTTCAATTTAGAAAGTAGAGGTAAAGCATCCTTCAAGATAATGGAGGATTACAATACTTTCATTTCTAATAATACTTATGTTCCTATAGTCTACAAGCCTCATAGCAAATATGTGGTATCAGATTATGAAATGAGACATTGGAATACATTGGATCAGCAGTACTGGAGAGGTTTTAAACTCACGTCTTCTATTTTAGAAGCTCATAATGTTCATCCACTTTCATATTATACAATGATCAAGGAAGATGAAGGTCTTTTACTTGACTCTGTTACTATGCAAGTAAACTTCATTTATGGTTTCTTTAGGGAGGACGGATCACTGTATAAGATTTACACTCCAAAGAATAAGGATAACAAGTTCATCAAAGTTTCTGATTACATTCAAGGTAGTGATCAACTTAAGTATGATACTAAGTATTTGATCATTACATCTTCTTTAAAAGACTTGATGTGTTTTAAAAGATTGGGAATATCCGGTATTGAAACTATTGCACCAGACAGTGAGAATAGTGTTATACCAGAAAGTTTTATGAAACCTCTTCTACAGAAGTATCAAAAGATCATTGTTTTGTTTGATAATGATGAGCCTGGATTAAAATCTGCTCAGAAATACAAAGACAAATATGGTTTTGAATATGTGAATCTAGACATGTCAAAGGATCTATCAGATTCTGTGAAAGACTATGGTGTAGATAAAGTTAGAGAGACATTATTTCCATTACTAAAACAAGTACTATGAGTTGGATATATCAAGGAAAATCCTTTGAAGAATTAGATATCCCTACAGGAGCTGTAGGTTTTATCTACATTATGACTGCTATCATAGATGGTAAGTCTGTTGCATACATTGGTAAAAAGAATTTCTTTGCTAATATTAAAAAACCTTTAGGTAAAAAAGCTTTGGCTATGTCTACTGATAAAAGGTTAAAAAAGTACAAAAGAGAACTGAAGCCGGACTTTATGAAGTATTACAGTAGTAATAAAATTCTTAAAGATGCTCACAAAGAAGGAGTAGTGATCAAAAGAGAAATACTCCGGATATGTTATTCCCAAATGGAACTTACATATCAAGAGACAAAGCATCAGTTTGTCTATGAAGTACTTGAGAAAGAAGAGTATCTGAACGGGAACATTCTAGGAAGGTTCTACAAAATCAAATGATTATGACAGAAATTGAAATAACAAGCCATCTAATTAAGTTGGCTGATATGGGTATTACTGGTATCAAAATTTATTATGAAGGTGGAGGTGACTCCGGAGCCATTGAGTATATTGCTGTAACAAGTGCTCCTCTTGGAGATGATGAAGAAAATGCACTTGACTATATTCAAGAGAACATCAATGCTTGGAGTAGTGAAGAACTAGTTCTTTTAAAAAACTTTGAATCAGGTATTGCTGCTGATTTAGAAAGTTTTGCTGAAAGTAAGATTTTAGATGACATAGAGGATTGGTGGAACAATGAAGGTGGTTATGGTAGTATGTGTATTCTTGTACCTTCGGGTAAATACAAAATATTCAATAACATCAACATTGTTACTACAGAATCTTATGAGCATGAAGGCAATTTAATTGATAAATCTGTATAATGGCACATCCTATTGAACATGCTAAATCATCAGCTAGAAAGTTTGGTGGTTCTTGGTTGGATTATTTAGAAATCCATGAATGGTTCGATGCTACTAAGGCTTGGATTGGTCATAGTAAACATAGAATGTTCCGTCATCATAGTGAAGGTATATTTGAATGTGAGAAGATTTTTGGTCATATGATTAAAAATTCTGATGGTAAGAATGTGTATGTAAGATATATTGCAGAACAACATGTAAAAGAAGACTGCAATAATTATATTCCTACTGCAAAAGAATGGGTGGATAATATAAATACACCTAAAGAATGGATGATTAAGACACTTAAAATTGAAGACTGATGATTTTTGACAAAGAAGAAACAAAGAATCTGATTATGATGTTGAAGTCTCAAGATGCTGATAATCATATTATTGCATTTGAGAGTTTGAAAAATGTAGACTTTAAAGCCTACATTGGTGAATTATTAGTTCTCTTTAAATTTGGAGGACATAACGTAGATAGTTGGGATAAAAACTGTCATAAACTTGCTCAAAAACTTTTTAAAGTTCTTGATTCTGTAGATGGGATGTTAACCAGTCCCAAAACATTAAGTCTTATTACTCAACACAAAGGTTCTAAAAATTCAATTGAATTGTTTATGGAATTCTTTGTGCTGGATATGACTAGAATGCTTGAGAGTATAGGTTATCCGATGGATAGCTTTGATATTCAAATTAAAGTAAAGGACAATGGATAAACAACAAAGTCTTAGTAAAATTGGTAAAGAGCTAATGTTGAAAGAACCTTATTATGGGTTCTTTCTTATTATGCTCAATAAAGTTTGGGGTAATAAGATTCCAACAGCCGGGGTAAGTAAGAATGGTATTAATTACCAGCTCTTTATTAATCCTGAATTTTGGGAAAGTCTTACTGATAACCACAGACTTGGATTATTGAAGCATGAGTTGCTGCATATTGCATTTGGACATCTAACTACCTTCTTTAAGTTTTCTGATAAGAAACTTGCTAATGTAGCAATGGACATGGAAATCAATCAGTATATTGATAAGACATGGCTTCCAGGAGGTGAGTATACCAAAGATGAATTTGAACAAATCAAAGAGAATGTTAAAGCTGAACTAGAACAAGCAAAAGAAAATGGTGCTTCAATAGAAGAACTGATGGCTATTTCTAGTAAAGTTCCTCCTAGAGGAATCATGATCGAAGATTATGATGAATTGAATCTTGATAAAAAAGCTGGTTGTAGGTATTACTATGACAAGTTGAAAGAACTTCAGGACAAGAAAGAAAAACAGGGAAGTACAGGTAGTCAAGGTATGGATCAATTGCTTGATGATATAGCAAATGGAGACATACCAGATCATTCTACATGGGAAGAGTTTGAAAACATGACTGAAGCAGAACAAAAGTTAATTGATAAACAATTACAGAAAGTTCTGCAAGATGCTAAAGAACAGACCATTAAGAAACGTGGTACAGTTCCCGGAGAAATTGAAGGAGTGATTATTCTTGAAGAAGTTGTCAAACCTAAATTTAACTGGAGAGGTTACATTAGAAGATTTACTGGTGTGAGTACGAAAGTATTTACCAAGAAAATCAGAAGAAAAGAGAACCGTAGATTTGAAGCAAATCCGGGTCTAAAAGTAAAAATGAGACAACACATGTTGTTGGCCATAGATACTTCAGGATCTGTAAGTGATGATGAGTTACAAGAATTTATGAGTGAAATCTATCACATCTATAAGTGTGGTGTTGATATTACTGTAATCCAGTGTGACACAAGAATCAGATCAGTTGAACCTTACAAAGGTAAATTTGAAATGTCTGTGCAAGGTAGAGGTGGGACTGAGTTTGATCCCGTCCTAGAATATTTTAATGCAAACCTGAAGAAATATACAAGCCTGGTGTATTTTACAGATGGAGAGTGTTATGCAAGAGTAAAACCAAGAGGTAATACCTTATGGGTTTTGTCTGAAAGATCAAGTATGAATGAAGAGTTACCAGGTAAAGTAATCAAGTTAGAATTATAAAAAAAAGAGTTATGAGTCAAGTACAATTGAATGTTGAAGAGTTAAAGAACTTTATCAAGCACATGGTTAAGAATAACCAACATATTCAGTCTGAGGGTAAAGTTCCCGTGGCAATCAATATTGAAGGTGATGCAGGTTTGGGTAAGACTTCTGCAATTATGCAGTTAGGTAAAGAACTTTCTATGGAAGTTGTAAAGCTGAATTTATCTCAGCTTGAGGAGTTGGGTGATTTAGTTGGTTTCCCTGTAAAAGAATTTCAAATTCAAAATGCTGAAGGTAAGACTACCTGGATAAATGAATCTCAGATAAATGCAGCTGCTGCAAAAGGATACAAAGTTGTTGGAAAGAGAATGTCACATGCTGTACCTGAATGGATTCAGGGTAAAGGAGAAGGTGGTTTCTTGATTCTTGATGACTATACTCGTGCCGATGCAAGATTCATGCAGGCAACAATGGAGATCTTGGATAGACAAGAATATGTTTCTTGGAAGCTTCCAAAGAACTGGCATGTAATCTTGACTACTAACCCGGATAATGGTGACTATAATGTTACCTCTCTTGACGTAGCTCAGAAGACCAGATTTATTTCTGTTGAGATGAAGTATGATTCTGATGTTTGGGCTAAGTGGGCTGAGAAAGCAGGTATTGATGGTAGATGTATTAACTTCATGTTGATGCACCCTGAGTTAGTAACACAACGTGTGAATCCAAGATCTATCACTACATTCTTTAATGCAATTAGTTCTATTCCTAAGTTTGAGGACGATCTTCCATTAATTCAGATGATTGGTGAGGGGTCTGTTGGAACTGATTTTGCTGCAATGTTTACTATGTTCATTAACAACAAGTTGGATAGAATCATTAGTCCTGCAGATATCTTAACAAAAGATGAGCAGTATGTAATGAACTCCCTTACTAATGCAGTAGGGAAAGATGATGAGTTCCGTGCTGACATTTCCAGTGTCATTGCAACCAGGGTGATAAACTATTCACTTGCTATTGCAGATAAAGGTTCTGTGGCTAAACCTATCATTGATAGAATTGCTAAGTTGACTACAGACTGTGAAGCATTTACAAATGACTTGAGATATTACATGATTAAGGAGATTGTAAATGGGAACAAACCTAAATTTGCACCACTCATGATGAATCAAGACGTGGTGAAGATGGCTGTAAAGTAAGTCAACGTAGAAGGTTTCCCCTTTAAAAACCCATAATTTTAATTAAAAACAAACATAGGGAGAGGTAATACTCTCCCTATTTTATTGAATCCTATGAAACATTATTTGTCAATTGAAATTGAATCAGATGATCATAATGAAATCATCATAAGAGTCGACCCTCTCTATTGTACTGTAAATGGAAAAGGTGGTCTTAATTTAAAGAATCAAGAATATATTCCTACAAAAGGAGACAAACTTTATTTCATGCCGGGAGTAAATATCCCAAGAGTAAAGTTGAAAGATTTGACCATGCAATATGGTATCAAAGCTGTAAGAGATATAGATGATGCCACTCACATCTTTGGTGGTAGAAATACTGAAGCTAAGATGGTAAATACTAGTTGGTATTATACTATGCCTACTGAAACATTTAGAAACATCTATGAAAAGATCAAGGATAATGTTGATGAGTATTACAAAGAAGATGTTGAGTCAGCACTCGAGTTTTATAATGAAGATGTAGTATTGTTTACTTACAACACTGCAAGTGAATTTAGAAATACAGAACATCCTGCTTTTAAACAAGCTATTGAAGATGAAGAATTTATATGCAACAAAAGTTCTGAAGCTGTGTATCTTGTAGATGAAGCTTACAAATCATATTTTCCAAAGATTCTTAGTTTAGAAATTTATGATGAGGCCCAGTTACTAAAGTATATCAACGGTGATGATGCTGTTATCATAGATGAAACTATGTTCAATCAGTTATCTGATATGTTTAAAAGTTCAGACAAGGATAATCATATCCTGGCTATGGAAATCATGGCTAACTCTAACTACATTGACAGTCTTTTGTACATTGAATTCTTATTTAAAGAATATCATCATCAGATGTCAAGTTGTCCAACTAAAAATCATGTCAACTTCAAGTCTCTTGTAAGCTTCCTAGGGAAGAATCGTACATACATGTCTACAAACCTTGATGATGTTATGAGATCTTTGATTAGAAAGAATGTCTTGACTACAGATAAGATCAATATCATCATGGATAAGTATTATCATGAGATCCAATCTAGTGGTAATACAGAATACTTTAAGGTAAAAACAATTACAGTTAATGAAGAAGCTCTTAAAACTGTAAATAATAACTTTATCTTTAAAGTACAAGAAGACTTTGTTCCTGAAGTAGAAGAAGTTCTGGAAGAACATGCCGTAATAGAGGACATCCATGTACCAGAAGATATTCAGTTGGAACAACAGGAGCCTGAATTTGCAGCTGAGGACAATTTTGATATTGTGGAAGAAGCAATTGAAGACACAGAAGTTCCAGTAGAATTAGAACCCGAATCAAATAACAATCAAATAAAAGAAACAAATGGCGGAGATGATTTTGAATGGTTCTGATGAACTAGAAAAGTTTTATCAAAAGAAGTTTTACTTTAGCTACAGTGGTTTAAATAAACTTCTATACTCTCCGGCAGCTTTCTACAGTCATTATGTACTTAATGAAAGAGAAGACAGTAAGGATGCTCACCTCGTTGGAGGGAGTGTCCTACACTGTCTGCTTTTTGAACCTGAGTCCTATGATGACAAGTTTATAAGCATGCCTGGAAAGTTTCCTACAGATAGTCAAAGAAAGATTATTGATAATATTTTCCGGATACATTGTGGTATTGGAAACAATTCATTAATTTTGGATGACTACTCAACAGATATACTCACACAGTTACTTACAGCAAATCTTTATCAGTCTCTTAAAACAGATGCTCAAAGGTTAGAAAAGATTCTCACAGAAGAGAACAAAGAGTATTTTGAATTCCTCAAGAAAAGTCTAGAAAAAACAGTTGTAGATCAACCTACTTTGGATAATTGCAAAGTACAGGTAGAGATACTCAAGTCTAATAGTGATGTAAGAGCACTATTACAACTAGATAAAACTGAGGAAGATGATCACATCGAGGTGTATAATGAGTTGCACATCAAGATTGATCATGAAAAATTACCATTTGGTCTTCACGGGGTTCTTGATAACATAGTTGTTGACAAAGATTCTAAAACAATTTTTGTTAATGACTTAAAAACAACCGGTAAATCTATTCAAGATTTCCCTGATGCTGTAGAATATTACAAGTATTGGATACAAGCTGTTATCTACATGGTGTTAGCAGCAGAGAAGTTCTTGAAAGATGCACCAGACAGACATGAATGGGATATTCAAGTAACTTTTATTGTAATTGACAAATACAATCTAGTTTATCCTTTTCAGGTCTCTGATGAAAGCATGTCAGAATGGAAGAAAGATTTCAGAGAAGTTCTTAAGATTGCTGAATGGCACTATAAGAACAAAAGATATGATCTTCCATATGAACTTGCAATTGGTAATGTAAAACTGTAGATCGTATGGCTTTAAATTCTGTTTATAAGAAGTATTTTCAAAAGTCCAAGGTGTTTTTATATCCGCTCTTGGACATCAAAAGAGGTGTAAGTGTAATTCCTGTAGAAACCTATACAGGTTGGCAAGGTTACTACAACTCTGAGGATATGAAATTAATATGTGTTTATGATATAAGAACAGATGATGAGTATAAACAGTTTGAGAAGAATGTTTTGCTGAAGCACAGTAGATTATGTGATTATGTAAAAGTAAACTCTCAAGCAGTACTTACATTTGACTTTTCTGATTTAGGGGATGACTGGTTCCATTTTATGAATGGAAAATACAGTAAAATAAGTATGAATTTAAAGCAAAAAATCCTATCCTTCTTTGATAAATATAGTGGTAATTATGCCTACATGCACAGTTATTTGTTACCTGAAAAGTATTTCAATAACTATGCAGAACTTTTAGGTGTAGATGCTAGTCTGTTAATTGAAGTAGGAGAACTATGTACGAAACCTGATCTTGGTAAGGAAACTTTAATAATGGAAGTTGCGGATTTAGGAAACATAGATGAAAAATTATTAAATTTGTCAAAAACCAATAACAATGAGTGAATCAATGATGCTTGTACAAGCAAGTTGGCAAGACCAACAAACCTTTAGAATGATCCCAGTAACAGATACATGTCCTTATGTAGAATGTATCTTTGATCCAGGAACAAAAGTCTTAGTAATTATTTCTAAAATCAAGAAAACAACATTACACATGTTGCCAAAACTTGATGAGTATGGACAGGCTATTGCAGGTTCTAAAGGAATGAAACAAGAAAGACATAAACTCGAAGTATTCCAGGAATTCTACATAGAAG